GCCACTATGGCGTTGCGATTGGTTCCGGCACAATTATTGCTGGCCCCACCTCCCATGAACCCATCGGAACAACTACATAAATTGTCGTTACCTGCAACAATTGCACTATTGATAGCGTTCGCCTCGTTTTGTCCTCCACCAACAACGCTATTTTGCCCAGAGGATGTGTTGCCGTTACCAAAGGCTGAAGCGGACGCTCCCGAAGCAACGTTATCAATTCCGGACGCGAAGCTGTTGGTGCCCTGAGCGATGTTGTCCAAACCAAAAGCGACAGAGTTATCGCCGCGATTGACAGCGTTCCATTGTGTCCCCGTCACCGTGCCTGCTCTAAAACTTCCGGGGGCCGTAGAGGTTTGAACAAAAGTCATGCGGGTATTTGATGCCGCGACGGTCTGTTCTGTCGAATGGGATCCAAAGGCAAAGTTGGCGCCGATGGGACAACGTTCGACATCCTGCGAGACAACTGTCTGTCCGGCGAGAACTATATCGTCGGCGGGTTGGAAACAAGGCTTGTCTATGTGCATGTTGATTAAATCGGCAGCATCGGCCCAAGAAGTATCATCGTTTCCGATATTGATCAGCACGTCACCGGGTTCTCCCCCGGCCACCGCTAGATTAAGGACGTCGAGATCAATGATAAGGGCCTTGCAGGGAACCACCAAAGTCTTGTCGACGACCAAACTGGTAACTTTTAAATCGGTGGGAAAAGAGTTGGGGCAAGCCATTCGTTTTTATTACAAGTGCTGTATATTATTCGATCAACCACTCACAAAGTGTGTATTTCCTTGGAGGCTTTTATTCTTATTTCCGCTCTGCGAGGGGGTCCAAAAATGTCAAAAACTATTCGCGGAAGAGAAAGTGTCTAATCGAAGAAAGGGTTTAGACGCGCGCCCTATTTTTTCTCGCTGCCTACCGTGGTTTTCCCCCACTCTTTTTCTTTAGCTTGTCGGGCTTCACACACTTGAGAAAAAACTCATGTTTTAAGATCGAGTACGTTGGTACGAAGAGCGCAAGCCTTACGCTCTATCTATTCTATCTCTTTCTCCGATGTTGTAATGCAATTTCAAATTCGTCGAAGTTGATGTTCCGATCGAACACAGAGTGTTGTAGTGCGACAATCGGGATAGCGTTAGCATGGAATGTGCTAAACCAAAAGTTGAGGGGGACGTAGGTTGATAGAATGTAGTCTTGAATGGACAGGAGCAGCCGCCTTTCGCGATCGTGCCTGTGTAAAGCAACAAAAGATTGAATGTGAGCACATATTTCAGCAGGAAGTCCATTGTTCTGTAGTCCACAAAAATCGAAGCTGAGCGTGTGTGAAATCGATACGTATGGTTGATATGAGGGGTAGGGAACAAATGATTGGACCAATACACATATTTCTGCGGGAATACCCCTGCTCATAAGCTCACAAAAATCGAACTCGGGAATATGGAAGCATGGGCATGGAGGGATGGTGGGATTCACACCATCATCTTGCATTTTTCAAAAAAGAAAAGATAAAAACTTTCAAAGTCAGTTGTTTATAAAATGATCTGCACAACCACACGGTGGAAATAAAGAGTTTCGCAACCATAAAGTTTGAACACCACACAAGTGTGTTTCTGAGGATCAGTTTCCTCAATAGAGTCCTTCCAAATGTTCTCGAAGCCCAGACTTTTCCAGAAGAGGGGGAACACCATAGGCCTCCCAGCATGGGGATCGTGGACAGTCCATAGGATGATGGGATCGAGCAATGCATCGCGGTCGATCAGATCTGAAAGGTGCTCGCGAGATCTAAAAGCATTAGCGAGTACTATGGCGAAGAGAATGTCATCAGTCCAAAAAAAGAAGCCACGAGGCAGGACGTTGTCTCCCACAAGCTGTTGTCGCATGCGATGGTGCAAAGCGATAATGGGCTCAAACGTGCCACAAGGAAGATGATCGACCGATCTAGGGTGGAGGGATGTTTCTCTGTCGAATGGTATACAGCGGCGTTTGTGGTTTTTCCAGTTCTGGCGTTGACATTTTTTGGAACAGTAGTAAACCCGTTTGCACCGCGAACATTTCCATACTTTCCCAACTTGTCTTTCGGAGACGAAGCAGTTGTGGCAGCAGACAGCATCTGTGTTCATAACTCCAATCCCTAGACCAGATGTATTGCCCATAAAGAACGAGTCCGGGTTCTGCATGTTTCTTGTGTTGTTTCTGGCTCTGAAAATAAAGGAGGGTTAGGTCAAAAAAGTCAAAAAAGTCGAAAAGTTTTCCGTGGAAGTCGCACATTAAAATATCAGCGAACGAGATACTGCTCTGTATATCTACCGGGCCACCCTATTACCGAACCCTGAAAAGAGTTTTTCGATATCGGGTTCCGTAGCATTCAAGGAACCCTGAAGGCAAAACCATCCGTATTTTATTTGTGGGTCTTGGTGGTGGGCGAGGTTCGTGTTCGGTTCGTCACCTGATGTACTTTTACAGCCCTGAGGACCATCGTACGATAAGGTGGATGTGGACTCATTTATTCCCACCGTCTTTTATTCCCACCATCCCAGACGCGGACAGATACACCCGGTCCGAGGTGGAGAGGGAGTGGAAAACATCCGCTGGCACCGCCGTCAATAAAGTATTTCGACGAATAACGTGGCCAAGAGAGTAGATTTCACCTCGACCAAATCCTCTCCCAAATCGCCAGCCCAAAGATACCAACAACGATCTTCCGAGGACGTTCTTCTAAATTGATCGCGTAGGATGGAGAGAGTGGTAGCCCCGACCGCTGCACCACCGACATGGTTTTCGATTACGCATCCTACCCACGGATCTACGTCATCCACGGTTGCGTAAAGCGTTTGGACCTTACCCTGTGCTGTGGCGAGCATGCACTTTGAAAATGATATGATAATGGTGGGAAGACCATAGGCTTGCCTAACGGCGTTAAATCCAGCAACACTGTGATCCCTCCCTCGTTGAATATTGAGCGTGGCCAAATCGAGGAGAGTTTCGGCAGTAGGTGGTCCAAAAAGGTTATTCCTAAGATCATCCACGATAGTTCCGGTGATCTCCTTCATTTTGCTCCGATACGATCCACGCCGTTGGTCTGAACGTATCCCGGAGCAAAGAAAGAGTCCATCAACGATAGGGTATCTGTTCCGGCGTCCAATTCTTCCGGGATCATGCGTGTCCGATGCGATATCCAACAGCAGAAAATTCCGTTCATATCGAAGCATCGACTCCCTCTTCGTAGACTGTGGGTGATATCCAATGCGACCTCAAAAGAGCGGGTAAGAATTCGTTCACAGTCACATGTTGTTGTAACGCCATGACGCGTCTCCTTGCCTCTTGCCATATCCTCTCCTCTTGACCGGTCCAATCCGGATGGCGAGACAGCAAAACATCACACCATCTGTTGTGTTCTCGCATCCACAGCGTGTGCATCGCAGTGAGAAAAGTATTTTCGTTTGCTCCGACATCTCCAGCAGCGAAGAAGGATGTGTCGGGCCAGCGTTCGATAATCCCATCGTGTTTAGCGGAAGAACTTCTCCATTTGTGGCGAGCGAGGTCTTTAATTTACCCGTTCCGTCAGCCTTCGAAGTGTAATTAACAGCTTTTGGTATTCCGCGGTCCTTGGAATCTTAAACCACAAGACACGTGAACATGGAAACACGCACCTCCCCTCCTGTCAAGAAGAAGCAACGATGCAAAGAAACCCTACTGCACTTTAGAGGCAACAATGACCCAAATATTCACACCTTTACCAAGACATACCTCGCGTCTTTAAATATTCACTTTTTCAATGGCCTCCTTCACTTTGGAGAAGGTGAGTTTTCAACTACTAATGAACCCGTGATCATACGCCTACCTGAGGCTTACGACTACGTCATTCCCGCGATCCTGTGGAATCCTTTCTGGAAAGCCATTAAAGGGGAGGATATCGGAACCTGGGGTATCTCCCATCTCTACATCTACGAAACCTTCGCCATCTTTATCTACATGACGGCGGGCGGGTCGCATCCTCTCTTGTCCTCTTTTGCTCAATCTGTCGCGACCATCGACATCCATTGCTCTCAGATACCACCCGGCAGTTTGGCCTCGTTAGTCAAAGCGTCAAAACTTTTGGCTCGATTGGACTGCGCGATCGACGGCTGGATGAAATCCGTGGTCTTTATTCCGTCCCTCGAACGCATGGTCCAGACCATCGCTCTTGGTTCCAAGTTGATGGGGCAGGAATGCTGGAAGGTGTTGGAATGGTGGGAGAAGGCCCTGTCTGACAATCCCGCCGACCACGTACTGACTCAACAACTCCCTCCCGACGCTGCTAAAACACTATCACTCTATTCGAGAGATCTCTTGACCAACCACGGTGACCCCGGTGACTTTCCGTGGGACGATGACATTATATTGGCCGGAGGCAGTATAATATCTGCTCTGAAGGGAGATAATAGCGCAACTCTCTACACTGATCAAGATTTGGACCTGTGGATCGGTACGCAAGAGTCCCTTGAACGCGTGCTAATGTGGTTTGGTCAACAAGGGGAACACCTTTTCTTTATGGTCCACCGAAGCGTGATCAAGGTCGTGATACCAAATGTACCGAGGCACTTTGATATCATTTTTGTCGGCGACAAGCGTCCTTGGGAAGTCGTGGACAAATTTGACCTCGATTATTTGAAATGTTGGTGGGATGGTAGGACTATTCACTGGTTACCCTCGGCGCTACAGGCCTTTCACACGAAAAAAATTTCTAGTGATCCACATGGCGTTCCCCCCGCTCGCATCGCAAAGGCTGTTGCCAAAGGCTTTAGATTCAAGACCCCTCTTGTCTCGACTGTCGACGCATCGTCAGATCCAAAGAACGGTTCGCGTTACACGATTCATCCTACCTACGGCCCCGGTGATGACAGTCCTACGTTTGTGGGATGGGTGGACCACATGCTCCGAACTCTATATAGGAACAGGACTCTCTGCCATACCGCCGAGGAAGTGATTGAGACCTTCAAGTTCGAACCCATGCACTCTTTGAGGAGAGGATACGAACGCAAATTTATCTCTCGGCAAGGCCTCGTCGAACTTATCGATAAGCCGCCGGTCGGATTGA